GCTGCTTGATATGCGGGTCATAGCGCACCCACGACACGCCGCGCCCGCCGAGGAAACGATCTTCTACGGCATAACGCATAGACGAACGGAAATCAGGATAGTGCTCAATTTCGTAATCAAGCGCCCGCTCAATCAGCAAAGACGCAACGCGGCCAACGGGATCGTTATCGCCAAAACGGCGTGACACATCGGCCTTGGGCAGACGGGCGTACACAGCCGGAACTAGCGTATTGACATTGGACCAGAGGATGTTGAACCGCGCGGCTTCGTTCATGCCGGTGGTCGTGCTTTGGTCATCGCGATACCGGCGAAGAATCTTCGTGGTACGCGCTTCCCACTTCTTATATTCATTGTTGTAAGTATGAATATTGCCAAGAAGTTTCTGGACAGTCGAATCAACTTTTTCCAATGCCATAGTCTAATTCCTTAATGACGTATTAACGCGGCGGCATACCACCGGGCGGCATCATGGGGGCGGGACCAGCCGGTGCCATGCCAGCATTCTGACCGCCCGGCTTGGCAATCATCACATCGCCTTCAATCCGCACCATATTGGGCGGGCCACCAGCATTGCTCTTGCTCAACCGCACGGTGCCGTCGATCTGCACGGGGGCTGGCGGACCACCCTGCTGACCTTCAGCCGGGGCCATTATAACAGTGCCGGAAATCTTGGAGTTTACAACGCCGCCGCTTGGGGCCGCACCCGGAGGAGCGCCCTGCGGTGCCATCATACCACCGCCATCAGGACCGGCTGGAGGCGCTGCGCCCTGCGGGTCGCCGCCCTGCGCCAACTTCATACGCTGCATGATTGCAGCCATTCTCTGTGGGTCGATAGCCATGTGACGTTCCTTATTTGTTACGACTAGAAATTGCTGCGGCCTTGGACTTTGCGTCTGCCTTGCTGGACGCACCCCAAGCCCGTAATGCCAGCGCCAAGCGGGTAGGCTTGCCATCCTTCTCCATCGGCCCCGGCATACCGCCCATACGGGCCAAGAATGACGCGCGGCGTGGATTGTCACCGCCCTTGACCGGGGGTTTTAGCGTCCCGCCAGTCTCAGCCTTGTAGGACGCGCGGCCCTTGGCGTTTAAACCGCCTTTGGGGTTCTTACCTTCGCTGCGCGTCCATGCTGCGGTCATTTGCTGTCTTTCTTAGCGCCCTTGGCCGTCTTGGCAGACTCCTTGAACGCGCTGGCAGTCGGCGCACCAGGCTCGCCCGGCTTACGCATCTTCTCGCCCGACCCAGCCTTGATCCGCTCTTGCTTCGCAAGGATATTGGCGTAAAGCCCAGCCTTCCTCACGAAAAGATGCCGACAGCCATGACTTCTACGCCAGCGCCCGTGGTGATCTTCCACGCGCCGTTAGCCGACACGGCATTAAGTTCAATGTTATACACGCCGGGGATTACAGACGCGCTGGCCGGAAGGACAGTATGCGTGAGAATGCCCGACCCCGTGCCATCGACAATCACGACATTGCCAGTCGCGCCAGTCGTGACCGTGCAGATCAGGCGATGCAGATAATCGCCCACTGCGCCAGTCGGGCCAAGAACCTGCGCCGAGGCACTTGCCGCCACATGCTCATAAAAATACCGATATGGATTGCTAACTCCGCTCATAGTCTAGCCCTTCTCTTTGTTTTCTGTGATGCCCACATATCATTCAATGTAGCCGTGTTGCCCCTGCCCACAATCAATGGACGCTCACTCGCCATGATTTTCGGAGCCACTTCGCCCCGCCAAGCAACAGCCAGCATACGAAACGCATCTGCCGGATGGCTGCACCAGTTGTGCTTGGGAGCTGCACGGAACGACTTCTTGTCCTCATCGTACTCGCGCTCATACTGGCGTAGTGCCTCAATGCCTTCAGCGCACTTGAGTTCGTCAAACCAGACTTTTGGCAGCGTCATACGCACAGCCTGAATGCCGTCTTGTACGCCCAGGTCAGGCACAACATTGATATTTGTTAGACCAAGGTGTTCAGCCAGTTGCTCAATGATTGACTTGCCCTGCGCCGCAAGCGTCTTGGCCTTGGCGTCGTGCGGCAGGTAGTGCTTGCCGTAATGGTACGGCTTGCTGGTTACAACATTTGCAATGTCTTCAATGCTCGCGCCAGACACAGCGTAATAGTCAATAACGTGGATCTCATTGCTGACCACCTGATACCACCAGATTGCTGTGTCATCACGAAAGCCCAAGTCCCAAGCCGTGTAAGTCGGCAAGCTGGGATCATAGGCGACTTCTCTAATGCGGCCCTGATCCTGAGCTTCGCGCATCTCAACACCGTAATACGCGCCCAGAATTGCCGCCTCGAAGCTGCATTCGTATTCCTGCATATACTGGTCGGGCGTGATCTGAGACTTAACGGCATCAAGTTCGTACTGTGGCAGCAAACCACTGTCAGTGGCCGTCAGCCTAAGTAAAAACCAATTTAATGGGCTTTTCTTGGCGTCTGAGTAAATTTCCCAGAATTGGTTCTTGCCCTTTGGCGTCCCGGCAAAAACCGCCCAGCCCTGCTTGTCAGAAAGCGTGGGACGAATAACATGGCCCCAAACACTAGGGCGAAAATCTCCATACTCATCCATAAAAACGCCATCGAAGCCAAGGCCACGCATAGCGTCAGCATTATCAGCGCCGAAAAGGCGTATTCTAGCGCCTGTGATAAGATCGATCTGGAGTTCGGCCTCATTGGTCGCCTGTGCGATGGGCTTGCTAAAGCGTTTCAGGTAATCCCAAGCCACGCTCTTAGCCTGGCTGCGGAACGGGGCAATATACGCAAATTGCGGGTTGGGCGTCTTGCAAGTGATCGCCGCCCGAATGATGTCGTTAATGGCCGCAACCGTCTTGCCCGCCCGCCGATGGGCCACAAGGCAAGCCCACCGCTGGGTGCGGTCATGGAAAGGCATGAACGCAGAACGCGGTTCGTAGCCAATGCTGATTTCCTTAACCGCCATCCGATTTTACTTTTTAGCGTCAAGCCACTTCACAACCAATTCAACAGGCCCTTCATCCTTGCCCGTCATCTCATGGCGGGCCAGCTTTGGCACATGGTACTCAATAAGGTCCGAGAAGCACTTGATCGCAGCCAGGGGACCATCGCGGTCATGGACTTCATCCAGCCACTCCTGGAGCCGTTCAGCGTTGCCGTCAACAAAACGGGCAATAGCCTCACGGGCGTTCTGGGTCGATTTGTTCTTAACGCCCTTGCGACGGCCAGGGTTGCCTTTTTTGAACTGAGCGTGTTTGGGAGGAGGCGCGGCCATTAGATGTCGTCCCTTTTCATGTTTTTCATAGCGCGGGCCAGCTTTGGACCTTTGTCCGCCTGGTTGAACTCTTTGGCGACTTTGACCGGAATGCCAGCTTTCTTGGCAATTTTCGGGTCATGTGCCGCCGCAGCCATGAATCGACGCTGTTTGTTCGATGTCGAAGGCATATCGCACCAGATTTAGGTGAATCCAGCAAGAAAATACGCTTGATGCAGATTACAGTCAATATATGGGGGCGGGCATGAGAAAAAGTCATAATATGGTAGGGTAAAAATATTTGTACGGGGGGTTAGCTAAATGCACGACCCCACCCCGTCGAAGAATTTTTTGAGAATCAATCTCAAATCCCATGCTACCGGGCACTATCCCAATGACATCAATGGGTTAGCCTACCTATGCTGCAATGCAACACGATTTCCCATAATACACCTTATACGCAGATCGTTGAAATAACCCAATGAATACAATGAATTGGTTTACTCAGTTGTGCGGTCAATTGTGGCAATTGCAACCGCAAGGTGTAATGCACCCATCGGACTGGGCAACCGGGGCAACGGTACCGCCAGCCGCCGCCGATACCGCCAGCCGCTGGTACCGCCAGCCGCCTGGGCTATGGGTATGCGGGCGGGGTAGCGATTGCCGCTGGGCGAGGCTGCCAGCCCCGCAGAATAACCATCTGGTTATTCTGCTCCCTTCCCAGCCAGAACGAGACGTACATTTAGAACCGGACATCCGGACAAGACACCGTACCTATGGGTACGGTGTGCGTGTCCCGGCTAGATGCGATGCCTTGTCCGACCGGACATCAGCGTACATTTTAGGCGGCAAAAACGGTCATTTGGGCCGGTTTTAGGACATCCACGTATTTCCTTGCGAACCGTTATCAGTTGTCCGGTTTTGGACCCAAATGACCGCTGCATTGCAGCATGGTTCGTAAAAATAGGTGCAATCCATTGAAATCATTGGGTTTTTAGGAGTTGGTGCCGGCAGAAAGTCATGATAATCGCAGATGTCCGGTCATTCGCCTCTTTCTGCTCTCTCCAGCCGCCAAAAATAATATTCCTCTGCCCCTTGCGCCTCCCGTAATCATGAGTTTTACTCATGGCACACCGAATCAACGGTGCATCGAAAG